AAGACTTTACGTGAAATGCGTAAACAAGGTCTTTCTAGAAAGTCTTATAATGAGCTTTTAAGAAAAGCAAAAGAACAAGGTTTAATTGACCCTGTTAATAAGATTACAAGAAAAGATATACTATCTCCATTAAAAACAGGTGAAGACTGGTATGGAATTGGACCATAGTTATTTGTAATGGCCTATGGAACTAAAATTAACGTGTCTGTGACACAATATAAATTAACTCAAGCTGTGCTTGAAAGGAAGTATTATGAGTGAAGAAAATAAAACTGAAGAAGAAGTAATTGAAATAGAACCTAATGAGGTTCAAGAACAAGAAACAGTTCAAGAGGACACCGTCTCAAATGACGAAGTTGATCCGATTGACAAAGAAGTCCAAGGTCGTCTTTCTAAGATGAAGTCGAATATGGATCGAATGGCTAAAGAACGCGACGAAGCTCTTAAAAAAGCTGCTGAAATAGAACAGACTAAAAAAGCTGAAGATATTAAGCGGTTAGAAGACGAAGGAAAATTACAAGAAGCTTTAGAGATGAAGCTAGCAGAAGCAGAAGCAAAATTAAAAGTCTACGAAGAAGAAAACACGAAATTAAACCGTGATAGTGTAGTTAATTCTGTTTTAAGTAATTTAGAATTTCGCAATGAGCGTAGTCGTACGATGGCCTACCGTGATATTGTTGAGCAACTCGTTCAAAATGAAAACGGTAGTTGGGTTCACAAGTCAGGAACTTCTATTCATGAGTTTATTGACTCATTTTCTAAAAGTGAAGATAATTCTTTTTTGTTCCGTGTTAAAGCTAACACAGGGGCAGGAACTACAAACTCTGCAGGTAACTCAAATACAAATGAAAAGAAATCTCTTTCATCAATGAGTACTGAAGAAGTTTTAGCGTTGGCTGCTAAAGGCCAACTAGGATCATTCAATTATTAATTATAATAGTTATACATAAGGAAACACATCATGGCTATTACAAACACAGATTTTCAGAATGTAGCCCTTGCTATTTCTGCTTATTCAGATGAAGCATACACAACTGAAAAGAAATTAAACTCTACAGGTATAGTAGGTTCTCGTGATGACATTACTGCAGATGGTGAATCATTTACAGGTCAAATGCGCTTTTACAAGCCACTCTCAGCACAAATCAATGTACCTTCATTGTCTTCTGCTACAGATGGTACTTACACAGATATTTCAACAGATATTGCTGATTACATTAAAAATGTTCGTACATTTGGTGCGCAGCAAGTAAACCTTCAAGAAGTAGTATCAAAGCAAGACGGTCTTGCTAAAATTGCTCGTGACTTTGCACAAGTACGTGCAGATGATGAAGGTAATGCTCTTATGGCTTGCCTTAAAGGTGTCGCTTCTTCAGAAGCAACTCTTGGTGATCTTGGTGGTTCTGGTAATGGTGGTATTATTGCTTTTAATACAGATCCAGACGCAGCTGCAACAGGCATGTTTGTTGATGTTAATGCTCTTGGTGAGTTTGGAGCAGCGGCAACAGGCTCGTCTGATGCACGTAAACTTTTTGATGCAACAGCTACAGGCGCTGCTCGTGGTGAGCGTTTATTTAAAGCTATTGGTATGGCCTTTAAAGACCATGAGCCAGACTTTATGTATCTTGTAACTTCTCCTCAAATTATGGCAGAAATGCGTGCTGCTAACTTAGTTGACGAGACAACTGTTACAGATGGTAACATGGACTTTAACACTATCTTTGGTGGCAAGTTCCGTCTTGTAATGACTCGTGCTAATCAACGTGCAACTACTGCCTCTGGCGATTTAAATGCACAATCAACTAACTGTACTTTTGTTGTAAAACCTGGAGCTATTGCTACTGCTGCTGTTGGTGTACCTACACCAGTAGAAGTAGATCGTAATGCAGCCGCTTATACAGGTGGTGGTTCTACAAATATTTGGTATCGTTATGGCTTTATTATGCACCCAACAGGGTACGATTGGTCAGGTGCAACTAACGCATTTGCATCAAACGCATCTTTAGCGGCAGCTGCTTCTTGGGGTCGTAAAATGTCTGCATTAAACTTAGGCATCTTGCCTATCTTCCACACATAAGATTTAGGAGGAGCTAATGGCTTTAGTTCTTAATACAAATAGTTATGCAACTAGTGCCGATGCTGATCTTTACTTTGAAACTCGAATTGACAGTGACGAATGGTCTACTGCAACTGATGATCAAAAAGATCAAGCATTAGTAACAGCTACACAACTTATAGACAACCATTCTTGGATTGGTATTGCTGTTAGTTCTTCTCAAGCTCTAGCGTGGCCTCGTAAAAACGCAATTTATTATGATCATCGAATGGGTCAAGATATTACTATTGCGGTTAACGTAACACCATCTCAAGTTAAAATTGCAGTATATGAACAAGCTTTGCATTTATTGCAAAACGAAGACTTAATAGCTCAGAAGACTCAAACATTCGAAAGTATTTCTGTTGGGAGCATTAGCTTATCTGACAGTAATGGTGACGTTTATAGAACTTCTATAACGCCTTCAATTATTATTAAACCTTTAAGACCTTTAATTAGAAGAGGTGGTAGTGGTAGTAGTGGTTCATGGTGGAGGGCTAATTAATGTCAATGTCTGCAAAAGTAACTGCAGCAGTTACTAAAGCATTTACAGCTGCAGGTGATTTAGTACAAGTTGGAACATTGTCAAGTAAAAATGTTTCTTCTTACAACTTTGCATCACGATCTACGGTAAGCACAAGTACAACAATAACAGTTTCTGTTATAATACAAACTGCTCAAAGAGCTTCAGGAGAAGGATTTATAACGACTGCACTTATGAAGTCAGGAGTTGATCTTTCTGTTTATGATACTCTTACAGTAGGTACAAAAGCTTTTAATATTGTAGATTATAGTGACAATAATTTCGTTATTGAAGCTCAGTTAAGTAGAGAGGTAAAATAAATGTTTGATAACGTTTTAGACGATATTGAAGGTGTTTTTGCTTCTTCTTCTTGGACTACTCATTCTATTGATATTTACCCTGATAACTACCAAGGTACTATTTCAGATGAAACTGAGTTTTGTAGACTTAATGTAATGCCTAGTAACAGTGAAAATCACTCTTACGGAGGTAAAAAAGAATTATCTGGATTAATTGCAGTTAAAATATTTGTTTCTGCAGGTGAAGGACAATCTCGCATTATGGCTATTTCTGATATACTAGATATTGTATTGCAAAATAAAAAATTAACTAGAGGTACAGAGCTATACACATCTTATCTTAATGTGGAAGGGCTAGACCCATCTAACAAAGCACTTTATAGTGCAAGCTACATTATACCATTTAAAATTTATGGAGACTAAAAAATGACACATATTTCATCACTAGGGGCAGGGATATTTTCGTATCTCGACATGACTACTGAAGCCGCAGCTGGCGCAGCTAGCATAGACACAGCAGCAGAGTACGCTGGACTTTTTGTAGGATCAACTCCAGGAACAGCAGACACGTCTGACGGTCAAGTAACAGGTGTTGCTAACCATGTTCGTATGCCTTCTGTTCGAGAATTTCCTTCAATCGGTACACCAGCTAACATTGTTAACGTTCCTGTTTACGGTCAAAAGACCTCTTCACAGGTTCAAGGTCAGGCTGACGCGCCGACACTTGAAGTTACAGTTAACTACGTTGCAAATAACATGACAGATATTCACTCATTAATCGGTAAAGTTATTGCTTTCCGTTTCATGATGACTGAAGAAGCATGTACCCCAGACGAAGCAGCAGGAACTACTCTTGCTAAAAACAATACACAGTTTTACTTTACTGGTAAAATTGAAGCTATCTTGGTTAACCCTGCGTTAACAGATACAACAACTGCTACCGTTACTTTGTCAGCACAAACTGACTTTATCGGGCCAGCAACTATTGCAGCTTCTTAATAGTTGACGTTTAAGAAGAAGGGAGCCTTAAAGGGCTTCCTTTATTCTATTAGTATTTAGAAAGTTATATAACATGAATGATAAACCATTTAGCAAGACTTTTGTTATGAGAACAACGTTTAGGCACATGCGCAGAAGTGTTGATATAAGTATACGTAAGTCTTTTGAACGTTTTCAAGATTTTGATAATAACTCAGAAATGGGTAAAGAAATTATG